GTTTCGTTCTGAAAACAGAGAAGAAGGAGATTTGTAATTGGATTTTTTTAAAGATATTGCCAAGACAGCGGGCAATGAATACGCTGCACTTGTAAGTGATGGAGTTGAGGCTGGTGATGTAGATTCATTTATTGATACTGGTTCTTATATCTTCAATGCTCTTTTGTCTGGTAGTATCTACGGTGGACTTGCATCCAACAAGATTACTGCTATTGCAGGCGAAAGTGCAACTGGTAAGACGTTCTTTATTATGGGCATGGTTAAGTCATTCCTTGATGCAAACCCAGAAGCTGGTGTGTTGTATTTTGAGTCTGAATCTGCTATTACTAAACAGATGGTTATCGACAGGGGTATTGACCCTTCTCGTATGGTTATCTTGCCTGTGACTACAGTACAAGAATTTAGAACACAATCACTGAAAGTTCTAGACAAGTATTTGGAAACACCAGAAGGACAACGTGCTCCTATGATGTTATGTCTTGATTCACTTGGTATGTTATCTACAACGAAAGAAGTAGAAGACACTGCTGAAGGCAAAGAGACTAAAGATATGACAAGGGCTCAGATTGTTAAGGCAACATTTCGTGTACTAACACTGAAACTAGGTAAAGCAAAAGTACCTATGATTGTTACTAATCACACATATGATGTAGTTGGTTCTATGTTCCCTACCAAAGAAATGGGTGGTGGTTCTGGACTGAAGTATGCGGCATCATCTATCGTGTATCTTTCTAAGAAGAAGGAAAAGGATGGAACTGAAGTTGTTGGTAACATCATTCACTGTAAGAATGCAAAGTCTCGTTTGACTATTGAAAACAAGATGGTTGATGTACGATTGATGTATGAACGTGGGCTAGATAAGTATTATGGACTATTGGAACTTGCAATCAAGTATGGTATCTTTAAGTCAGTATCAACTCGTATTGAGTTGCCTGATGGTACAAAAACATTTGGTAAAACTATCAATAACAACCCAGAGAAATACTTTACTGAAGAGGTGATGCAACAATTAGATGTTGCCGCTGCTAAAGAATTCAAGTATGGAACAAAACTGGCAGATGTTGAAGAAGAAGTTGAAGGATTACCAGAAGATGAAGAACTTAATACAGACGTATGAGAACGTAATCTCTGAGTCGTTATCAAAACAACTCATTGCCATGTTTGAACGGTTTCCTCAACACCATGAGGAAGTCGTTCTTGATGGTCATCGTTCCTTCAAACAAGTTACATTACAGCTTCACGAACAGTGGAAACCTTTTGAAGAAACACTTCAAGAGACTTTCTTCAATTACATTAGTAAGTATATGAATGACTGTAATATTACAGATAGAATGTTTCCACCAAAATTTGCATTTGAAAATTTTAGAATGAAAAGATATTTGCCCAATGATATAGATGAGTTTAATAATCACGTTGATGTGGGAAGTATTGATAGTGCGCCAAGGTTCTTGGTGTTCTTCTTATATTTAAATGATAATAAAGGTGGACACACAGATTTTCCACAGTTTGACATTTCAGTTCAACCAAAGACAGGCAGAATGACAATGTTCCCGCCCATGTGGACACACTTACATGCAGGGCGGAAACCAATTGATGAACCAAAATATATTATAGGGAGTTATCTACATTATGTCTGATATGAGTGAGTATTACACATTTGTTGAAAACGAATCCAAAACATGGACAGGTATCGGACTTACAGAAAAGGCTGGTATGTGGCAAGGGGTTGTATATGAATATGGAAAGGTTGATATAAAAGAAGACGAAAAAAATGATACCGCCTCTTTACAATTTGAGTGGACTATGTTAGACTCTAATGGACTAGGTAAAGAATGTTTCAATGATGATTTCTTTAATCTCATTGGAGATATTCTAACACATTTAATTGAACAAAATATAGATGAGGGCCACTTTACAGATGCAAGCGATGACGATAGAAAAGACAATATTCAGTAACCTCATTTTTAATGAGACTTATGCCCGTAGGGTATTACCATTCATTAAGAGTGAATACTTTCAAGAGAAGACTGACCGTATTCTTTTCGAAGAGATTTATAATTTCATGGATAAGTATCAGTCAATGGCTACAAAGGAAACTTTGTCTATTGAACTTGATAATAGAAAAGACTTAAACGGTACTGAATTCCAGAAAGTGGTTGAGGTTATTGAATCTCTGAATGAAGCAGAAGTTGATATGCAGTGGTTGGTAAATACTACTGAGAAGTTCTGCAAAGACAAAGCAGTCTATAATGCAATCTTATCTGGTATTCAGATTATTGAGGGTAAAGACAAACAACATACCCAAGAAGCAATTCCATCTATTTTATCTGAAGCACTTGCTGTTGGTTTTGATCAACATATCGGACACGATTATATTGAAGACGCAGATGAACGATTTGAGTTTTATCACAAGAAAGAAGAGAAACTTGAATTTGATTTAGAATACTTCAACAAGATTACTAAAGGTGGACTTCCACAGAAAACTTTGAATATTGCACTTGCTGGTACTGGTGTAGGTAAATCGTTGTTTATGTGTCACATGGCTGCATCTACTTTGATGCAAGGTAAGAATGTTCTATACATTACTATGGAGATGGCAGAAGAACGTATTGCAGAACGTATTGATGCAAACTTGATGAATGTTTCTATGGAAGACTTACATAATCTACCAAAGAAAATGTTTACTGATAGAGTTGCAAAGATTAATGAGAAGACTAATGGTAAACTTGTTATTAAAGAATACCCAACTGCATCTGCCCATAGTGGACACTTCCGTAGTTTAATTAAAGAACTTGCATTAAAGAAATCATTTACACCAGACATTATCTTTATCGACTATCTGAACATCTGTAGTTCATCACGATTTAAAGGCAATGCAAGTGTTGGTTCTTATTTCTATATCAAGGCGATTGCAGAAGAACTTCGTGGACTTGCTGTAGAAACAAATCTACCAATCATGTCTGCTACACAAACTACTCGTGGTGGTTTTGCAAACTCTGATGTCGGACTAGAAGATACTTCCGAATCATTTGGTTTACCTGCTACTGCTGACTTGATGTTTGCACTAATCTCTACTGAAGAGTTGGAAAGTCTAAATCAACTGATGGTAAAACAGTTGAAGAATCGTTATAATGACTTGGGTACAAACAAAAGATTTGTCGTAGGTATTGACAGAAGTAAAATGAAACTGTATGATTGTGAACAAGAAGCGCAAGAAGATATCATTGATAGTGGACAGGATGACACTCCAGCCTTTGATAAAGGACAAAATGCCAAGTATGATAGGTTCGATGATGTAAAGTTCTAAGTACGTTTCGTTATAAATAGAATAGTAATAACTTTGTATGAATGGAAACGGTGCTACATGCTAAATTTTTCTGGGTATCTCGCTGAGGATAAAGGTGGGAAGAACCTACACTTAGAACATATCGAAGACGAAATCTTGAATTTCGGAGTGCCTGGCGGTAGAGCAGCAATTAACTTTGTTCGCTCACTAAGGGACATGTTAGCTGGTGCATCTCGTTCATCTGTAAATATGACTGTCAAGTGGGATGGTGCGCCTGCAATCTTTGCTGGTATCGACCCTGCTGACGGCAAATTCTTTGTTGCAAAAAAGTCAGTATTCAATGCAACACCAAAACTTTATAAGACTGCCGCAGAGATTGATGCAGATGGACTATCTGGTTCATTGAACAGTAAGTTTAAAGTCGCACTTTCAGAGTTTTCTAAGTTAGGTATCAAAGACGTTCTACAGGGCGACTTGATGTATACATCTGATGATGTTGACACAACAACTATAGACGGTACTAAGTACTACACTTTCCAACCAAACACAATCGTATATGCAGTAGATGTAAACTCTGACTTGGGTAAAACAATCAAGTCATCAAAGATTGGTGTGGTATGGCACACAACATATTCTGGTAGTGATTTGCAAGGAATGAAAGCAAAATTCGGTGCAAATATTAAGGGGCTTACCAAACCCTCATCAGTTTGGATGGACGATGCAACTTACAAGGACGTATCTGGTAAGGCTACAATGACTGCATCTGAAACTGAAAAGGTTACAAAATCTTTATCACTTGCTGGTTCTACATTCAAGAAAATTAATGCCCCACTACTAAATAAGTTCTTAAAACTACAGGATGTATTTACAGGAACACTTGCTGGTGCTCAATTAAAAACATACAATAATAGTAAAGTTCGTGAGGGACAGAAGATTACTGACCCTAGAGGACATGCAAAAGGATACGAGAAGTGGGTATTCGATGCAATTCAAAAACAAATAGATAAAGTTAAGAGTGATAAAGGTAAAGAGAAGTATACCAATCTTCAAACTGAGTATCTTCGTGAAGTAAAGAAACACACAAAGAATTTAGAGAACATCATAGCCTTCCAAGGACACTTGGTTGATGCAAAGATGGGAGTTGTGAAGAAACTAAATAGTGTTAAGGGATTAACGGATACGTTCATTAAAACATCAAATGGTTTTAAAGTAACTAACCCAGAGGGTTATGTTGCAATTGATAGAGTATCAGGAGATGCAGTGAAACTAGTAGACCGTATGGAATTTAGTTTTAATAACTTTACTGCAATTAAGGCGTGGGACAAATGATTGAATGGAATGATCTCATATCTGACTTGACTGAACGTAAAGCTTTGTCAGTTGCCACCAGACGCAAAATGGGATTACGAATGAAGAAACTTGCTAAATCTTCTGCATTCAAGGCAAAGGTTGCAAGGAACAAAAAGAAATTAGCACCAGATGGTAAGATTAAACAACGTGCAAATAAACAAGCAAAACAGATTATTATTAAGAAGTTTGCTGGACTAGAACCAAACGAATATGCAAATCTGTCTTTGATGCAAAGACAGACACTAGATAATAGAATTATGAAAACTAAGGGCGCTGCAGTTAAAAAGATTGCAAAGAAGTTGATGGTTAAACTTCGTAAGGCAGAATTAGAAAGACTAAAAAAGGCAAGAGGATCGGGTACAGAATAATGAAAAGTTTCAAGGATATCAGAGAAGCTCGTGGTGACACATGCGTTTTTACTTTTGGTAGATTCAATCCACCAACTACAGGACATGAAAAACTATTAGAAGCAGTAGAGAAACAGGCAAAGAAAAATCCTGGCGCTCCATATTATGTGTTTGCATCACACTCAGAAAACCCAAAGAAAGACCCTCTTCCTTACAGTAAGAAAGTTGCTTACATGAAGAAGATGTTCCCAAAACATGCAAGGAACATTGTTGTTGATAAAGCAAGACAAGTATTTGAAATCGCAGTATCACTACACAACAAAGGACACAAATCAATTGTAATGGTTGTTGGTTCTGATCGTGTAACAGAGTTTGATACATTGTTGAACAAGTATAATGGTGTTGAAGGTAGACACGGTTATTATGGGTTTGACAATATTGAGGTTGTATCTGCTGGCGAAAGAGACCCAGATGCAGAAGGTGTTACTGGAATGTCTGCATCTAAGATGAGAGCAGCGGCATCTGAAAATAGATATAAAAATGAATATGACGAAAGAGGAAAGATTAAGAAAACTGGTTTTGAATCTGGACTTCCATCAAACTTCAAACAAGGAATGTCTCTATTCAAAGATGTTCGTAAACACATGGGTATTCGTGAGTCTTTTATTGTACACCAAGTAGAACAGACAGAAGAAGATGTAATTCGTGATATGTACATTGAAGGTACAATCTATGCAATTGGTGACATTGTAGAAGATAACTACACTGGCGTATCTGGTAAGGTTGTTCGTAGAGGAACTAACTATATCGTGTTCTCAGAACAAGATGGAACAGTACATAAGAAGTGGTTGTACGAAGTAAAACAAGATAAAGATATTAAAGATAGAAAAGGTACTGAACCAGCAAAGTATTATGCAAAAGATGCTGATGGTGATGAGATGTCAGTATCTACTAAAAAGAAACGTGCAGCACATTTTGCAAAAGCAAAGGATGGGCCTGCGCCTGGCGATAAGGGTGCAGAGACTAAACCATCCAAGTACACAAAGAAATTCAAACAAATGTTTGGTGAGGATGACCCATGTTGGGACACTCATACACAACAGGGAATGAAGAAGAAGGGCGGTAAAATGGTGCCGAACTGTGTTCCTAAAGAAGAATTTCAATTGGATGAAAAGATTGAAGGACTTGTTAAAAAGTCTGAGAAGTCTGGTATCTCTTATGGTATTCTGAAGAAAGTTTACGACAGAGGTATGGCGGCATGGAAGACAGGACACCGCCCTGGCACAACTCCACAACAATGGGCTTTTGCAAGGGTAAACTCTTTTATTACTGGCGGTAAAACTAGAACTACTGGTGATGCAGACTTGTGGAAACAAGCAAAGGGACAGAAAGAAGAAACTGAAGTTAAAGAAAGTAATCAAATGACTCCTTCACAACCTATCATTTCATTCAAAGAACATGCACATTGTGGCACAGAAGATTGTTGTCAAGAATGTAAGACTGCTAGTCTAATAGAATCAAACATATATCGTGTGGGTTCTGAGAAGTACTATGAATATTTTCAAGAGAAAAGAGAAGAGTATAGGGCTGGTAAGTTTAATCCTACAGGGTTCAACAGAGATTTGATGGAAGGTGACATTGGTAAGTATGCAGTCTATGAGGGAGAGAACGTACCACTAGATTGTCCAATGATGGAATCTGAGTATCAAGGTAAGGATGTTGAACTAAATAAACCTAAAGCGGGTGGGCCTAAGAAATACTATGTGTATGTTAAAGACCCATCAACAGGAAATATTAAGAAAGTCTCTTGGGGAGATACAACTGGACTGAAGGTTAAGTTGAATGACAAAGAGGCAAGAAAATCGTTTGCTGCAAGACATGATTGTGCAAACAAGAAAGACAAAACCAAGGCAGGATATTGGGCATGTAATTTGCCAAGATATGCAAAACAACTTGGATTGAGTGGTGGGGGTAATTTCTTTTGGTAAATCCTTATGAGGACATACTAGAGAAAGGATACAAACTTAGAACCTTTTCAGAACATGTAGATGAAGAGGAACTAGTCTGGCATCGTGATAAGAATGATAGGGAGATTAAAATCCTAGAGGGTGTCGGTTGGCAACTTCAAATGGACAATGAACTTCCAGTGGAGTTGGTTAAGGGCGAACTCTACAATATTAACGCAATGGAGTATCATCGAATTATTAAGGGTGATGACTCTTTACAAATACAAATTTGGGAAAAGTAAAATGACAAGATACGGAAAAACAATGATGGAAGCTCTTTCCGAAGTTCGTGAAGGGTATTCACCTAAAGAAATCAAGATGGCAATAGGTATTGCATCTGACAAAAGATACGCTGGTGGCAACTATAGTGGTGCTGTGAAAGCTATCGAAAAAATTAAGAAGGGTTTGTCTAATCACAAACAAGTCGCCGCAGTTCTTAAAAGACAGAATGAAGAAACTGAGTGTGGATGTGATTGTGGAGAATCACCATGTGTGTCTTGCAATGAAGAACATTGTCAAGAATCAATTGACGAATCTTCTAAGGCAAAACGTGATGCAATGAGGGCGATGGGTAAACGTGGTGTTGATCCTGCTGATATTGATGAACCAAAAGCAAACGCCGCAGACCAAGCGTCTGCTGGTAAAAACATGGTTACACAGTTGCGTAAGGCAATGGATACACGAGGTAACTTTTCTTTAGAATTCCAAGACGGTAAGAAACAAAAAGTTGATTCTAAGATTGTTGATACTTTACTAAAAGCATACGACATGATTCGTAAACCACGAGACAAAGAAAAGTTTGTCGCTATGATTTCTAAGTCATATCGTGATATGTTGAACACTACTAAGATGGTCTCAAAACAACTTAGAATGGGTGAAGAGGTTGAACTTCTTGATGAGAAGTATGACATATATCACAAGACATTTTCTTCTGCAATGCAACATGCATATGATTACGCAAAAAAGAAACTTGGAATTGAAATCGACTCAGATGAAATAGATGATAAAGTTGCATTGGGCCCTCGTAAACCATCGTCAGGGAAAACAAACAAATATCGTTTGATGGGTAAAGACAAGAAGGGCAAGTCCAAAGGTGTACAAATTCAAGTTGCAAATCTTGACAATAAGAGATATGAACTTAATATGTACAAAGAAGAAATGGAAGTAGAAATCACAGACGCTTTGATTGAAGGTATGAAGATGAACGACCCTAAGTTACTTCGTGTTTTTGATAAACTGAAGAAAGGTTCTACTGTTAAAATCAAACACGACTCCACACTAGAGAAGGGTAAAGATTTTATTGAGTATATTGTCAAGTCTAAGAATATGGTTCGTAAAGGTACAGTAGAAAAGATTACCATGG